ATGAAATACGGGTGGCTGCCACTCTTGCAGATGCAAAAGCTGGAATAGGTATTACACTGATAGGTGTTGGTATTGGTTCAACACACTTCATCTCAACCAAGACAGAATTCTTAGAGGCAAGAAATTATATTGAGATCCCAGATCATGTAATTGGTGTAAATGGTATCTTTAGATTCGACGACAATACCATTTCACAAAATATGTTCAGTGTGTCTTATCAGATTTTTCTGAATGATGTTTATAATTTTAGTTCGGTTGAACTTTTGACATATTCAATGGTCAAAGAGTATCTCGAAACTATTCAGTTTCTGATAAGTCCAGATAAAAAAGTAAGATTTAATAAACGTGGAAATAGATTATACATTGATATGGATTGGCAGTCACAAACTGCTGGTGATTACCTCGTAATTGATTGTTACCGCATTCTTGATCCTACAAGTAATTCGGAAGTATACAATGACAGTTTCCTTAAAAAATACCTAACAGCACTGATCAAACGTCAGTGGGGTCAGAACTTAATGAAATTCCAAGGAGTTCAACTGCCAGGGGGTATCACTCTCAATGGTAGACAACTCTATGAAGATGCATTGAGAGAACTTGCGGAATTGCAACAGAGAATGACATTTGATTATGAACTTCCACCTCTTGACATGATCGGCTAATGACACCACTAAATCCCTTTTTCCGACAAGAAGTTGCCAGTGAACAGAGGCTGGTGCAAGATTTGGTCAATGAACATCTTAGGATGTATGGCCAAGAAATATATTACATGCCCAGAAAATTTATGGGCACAGATACGATTATGCGAGAAAATGTTCTTGCAAGATTTGAACAGGCCTATCCAATTGAAGCATACATTGCAAATGTAGATGGTTTCCAGGGATCTGGAGATCTGATGTCTAAGTTTGGTATCAGAGTAACTGATGAATCTACATTCATAATTTCAAAAGAAAGATATGAAGATTATGTTGGTGAATTAGTATCCAACATCGATTCTGAGGAACTTAGGAGAAGGGGAACAGATTTAACAAGACCAATGGAAGGAGATTTAGTCTACTTTCCACTGACAGATAGTTTGTTTGAAATTAAATTTGTAGAACACGAAAGTCCATTTTATCAACTTGGCCAACTTTGTACATATGAGTTAAGATGTGAACTCTTTGAGTATGAACAAGAAGTTTTCGATACTGGTATAGAAAGTATCGATGATAATGCTGCACAAATTGGTTATGTTGTAACCTTAACTCTCGCAGGAACTGGAGTCACTGCTACCGCTGGTGTTGGTTTGAATGATGGATCTGTAAGTAAAATCACCCTACAGAATGATGGTTATGGATATTCTACAGTTCCTACAGTAGCAATTTCTACTTCTCCAGTTGGTTTCTTAAATGCAAACGCAACTGCAGTCGCTATCGGAACAATTGGCTCTGGTAGTACAACATATTCGATTCAGTCTATCGCAATTTTGAATCCTGGATATGGATATACTCAAGCTCCAACTGTAACGATTACTGGAAATGGATCTGGTGCTAAGGCCAGATCAGAAATTAATGATGGAGTCTCTTACATAACTGCATTTACAGCAGGATCGGAATATTCAACTACACCTGTAGTATCGATTTCAACATCTCCAGTCGGAGTTGCTACTGCAAATGCAGTTGCTGAAGCTACCGTATCTGCTGCTGGAACAATCACTTC